ATCAGCGTAGAACTCGATGGTGATGTCAGCGCCAACAGCGATCTTCACATCGACCCAATAGACTTGGTTCGTGGCAGCGACGAAGGAGGAAGCGCCGTCGACACTGGTGTCGCCAACAGCCATCGCGTGATATTTCTCATCGTCCCGCTCAGTTCGGACAATCGCAACAAGCGCATTTGCGGCGTCGTAGAACTCCAGGAAGGTGCCATCCGTGCCGATAATGTGGGCGTTGACCGACGGCGCTTTGTATCGAAAGCTCAACCAGATATCCCCAGCGGGCAAGGACCAGGAAGCGGAAAACGGTACTGCGCTCGTCTCACCCGTGTTGATCCGGACGCAGTTCACGTCGAGATCGGCGTCGAACCCGGCGGCGTCAGCGCTGATGCGGCCCTCGACGCCCGCAAGATCTGTGATCTGGTGTCCGAGATGGAGAATGTGGCTCATGGCAGTACCTCTATGTAGAGAGCGGCCTCGGCGGCCGTGAGACGGGACTGGCCGCCCCATTCGTTGAAGATGTCGATGTCCGGTATGGTGAGGCGCGCATCACTGCCAAAGCCGATCCAGATGGCGACGTCAGCGATGGTCAGTTGTACCGCCCCACCGCGATCAAGGAAGATTACCGTCTCGGCAACGGTCAGGCGCGCGTCGGCCCCGATCTCGGTCCTTGCGGAGACCTCGGCGACCTTGATGCCATCCGGCATGAACAGCCGGATCGACCGGGCCTGCCAGGCCTCATAGGCGATCGTACCGGTCGTGCGCCGCGCCTGCACCCGGACCTCGAAATGCTTCGTACCAGTGGGCGCTGCGAGGATAGGCACATCCTCTTTTGTCAGCGTTATACTGTTGGCACCGCCCACGTCGATCACGGCGGCCGGTGGCTCAAGGGTTGCGTCGGTATCTGGGTCAACCCAGCGGATCTCGACCGCATAAGTGACGCCGGGCTCTGGCCCGATATCACCCGCGTCGTAGGCATCGAACACGCTGCTGGTCTGGGTGAGCCTGTCACGATGGGACCAGGTCAGAAGGACTGGCCCGAGGTTCAGGACATTCGGGTTTACGACCGACACACCGTTGCCGCGCAGATCGCCGGGAGGCAGCGGACGGATGGCGCGGCTGGCGAGCGTCACGGCATCCTCGGGTGCCTGCGCGAGCGGCAGCGTCCCGAAGCCGGTCTCGGGCAGCATCTTGATCTTGACGATCTCTCCGGCAGCAAACCCCGCCTCCGACGCATTCGAAAGCTGCTGCCAGCAGACCACCGGCGTGCCCGCGAGATGGGTTTGCGGCACCGTGTCGAGACAGCCGCGCCCGACTGTCAGCGCCGTGGCACTTACCCCGTCGATCCGGACCAGCTCGTCTCCAATCGCGGCCAGCGTGCCGATCGCCACGTCCCCGAGCCCGGTCCAGTTGCCGACGGCAAGCACGCGCTCGGCTGGATCGTCACTGATGTCCGACACAAGCAGAGCGGTCGGCACGAACTCAACCGCCTCTTCGAGCGTGTAACCCGCCCCGCTGTCGCTCCAGACCTGCGCGGAGAGCGCATCTGCCGAGGGACGTTCCCCGGCCGCAACGATCGCACCCACTCCCGGATCCTCATCCAGAAGCGCGTCGGCCTGCGCATGCCCCAACTCCTGGACCAGCAACCAGTATGGCGCTTCCGCCACCCAACGGCGCGTCAGTGGCTTGGGCGGCAGGATCAGACTGCCGGGATCGCCGCTTTCGCCACCGACAAGGGCTGTCTCGCCAAGCGCGAAGACATCCTCGGCGATCTTGAGGCGCACGCCATTGGCGCGACCGTCGCCATGGTCGATCTCGACGATGCGGACAACGACGCCCTCGAGGCCCCGCCTCGGGTTTGACAACACGATCACGTCGCCCGGATCGAGGTTGGCACCGACACGGCTGACCGTGATCTCGCCTGAGAGGATCGGTGCCGACAGGGCACGCAGATCGCGTTCCGCGACCCGGACCGCAAGGGACTCGAAGCGAATGCCTGGATAATCGACCGTGGCGCTGACCACCTGACCGAGGTTCTGGACAAGCGCGGTGTCGGTCACGCTAACCGATCCGGTCTGGTCGGTGCGGGCGTCGGAGAACTTCGCGGTAACTGAGTTCACGAGATCAGCGGGCTCACGACGGCCGAGCTCACCCCAGTCAACGACATTGGTCTCATCGAACACCGGCAGCGTCTCGGGATCATAATCAGCGCGGATCAGGCGCAATTCCCAGCGCCCCGAGCGGCGATCGACATAAAGATAGGCGTCGATGTGCTTCAGCACGTCGGCAATGAAGTCCTCGATCGTTGACTCCCGCTGCCAAAGCAGCGACAACCCAAAGCCCTCAGAGAAGAGCGCATCCGTAGCGGTGGCGAAGCTGGGGCCAATATCGGCGAAAGTGTGCCCGAGGCCCCAGTCGCCGTTGGTCAGACTTTCCCGGATGATATGGGCCGGGTTCATGTCAGGGCCTTGCCCGAAGGCGGCGCGCAGCGAGGCCACCAGTGCATCAGGATCGCCGGGCGGCACGACGGGGACGCCATCGACCGGCGTGTTGTCGATCTGGGCCGTGGCGCTCGTATCCGAAAGTGCGATGTTGAAGGCGAAGACATCGACCTCCGAGATGCCAGAAAGCGTTGCGATGGCCGTCTGCAGGGTCGAGGCCGGGCTCGGTTCGCCGTCGGTGACAAAGATCAGGATCCGGCGTTTGCCACCCGAGCCGTTGAAAAACGCCCCTGCCTGGCTGACCGCGACCCCGAAATCCGTCCCGCCGCTGACGGAGCTCGAAAGCGCGTCGACCCAATCCTTGAGCTCGCCGTAGGCCGTGGCATCGGCGTCGCGCCGCAGGATCGTGCCGGAAACGGTGGAGTTCCAGGTGACGATCTGGACGTCGTTGGGCTCCAGGGCGTTCTCGCCGATCTCTTCGACCAGACGCGAGACGGCAGCGATTTGCGCCGCCATGCGCGATCCTGACATCGAGCCCGAAGCGTCCATTGCGATGTAGATCGCGGCATCCCCGATCCGGACCTCTGGCACGATCTGCGCCTTTTCGGGATACCATTGCGGATTGCCATCCTCGGCCTTCAGGATCCGCGTCAGGCGGACCGACCATGGCTTGAGATAAGGGTTGAGGCCGAGAAACACCTGCCGCAGCACAAGCGAGCAGATACCACGATAGCCGGGCACATCAGCCCCCGCATTGGCGGCGAGATAGTCGTTCTGCGCTTGGCTCGGCGCGCCCATCAGCACGTCGATGTCGCCGACGATCCCGCCTTCGCGCTTCTCACCGCCAAAGAGATCGGGCTTGTTAATCCTAATGCGCCCGCCTGCTGCGCCGCCGTTCAGGCTCGGCACACTGACCGCATCCGACGCCGCCACCGATTGAGCCGCAAAGGCCGTGGCGGCGGGCTCGACGAGCCAGGTGGTGATGCCAGTGCCCGCAGCATAGCTCACTGCCTGCACGGTCACAGTGCGGATCGAGTTGTCCGTCAGAAGCTGCAGGTCGTAGCTCTGGCCGAGCCGAATGCCGGTGAGCGTGCCCGGGAACCGGACCTCGGCCACGCTGTCGCCTTCCGCCGCCGCAGTGGCAGACATGCCCGTGACCGTGCCATAGCTTGCCAACGCGCCGACACCGGTTCCTTGCGACGTGCTCTGACCCGTTCCGATCGACCAGGCCGTGCGGTCATCAACCCTGATCTCACGGATCGCATCCACAGGTCCGTGACAGAGCGCCAGATGCGCCCCGAGCGAATAGCGGTAGCCAACGGTTTGCGACTTCGAACGACCGCCCATCCTACGTCTCGCTCGCGGCCCGGGCGGCCCGCTTCTCAGCCTCCGCGATCACACGGAATGCCAGGGCGTCGCCCGTCGCGGCCAGCACTTCGGATGGCAGCCCGTCTGCAAGGAAAGCCTGCCAGTCGAGGCCATGGCGGCGAAACCACGGTCGCGCGCCCTGAAAGCAGAGCCGGGACGCGCGCAGGTCCTGCACGCTGACGATCAGATCTTCGCTCATTTCTTGCCGCCCTTCTTACGGATGGGATCGACCTTGAGATCCCCAGCCCAGACGACGTTCGGGCCGCGCAGCAGCATGGTGCCGAAGACGACAGGGATCGGACGGCCCTCCTCAGCCGTCGGCAGGTCGAAATCATCAAGCCCGGCTGCCTTCGGGGCTTCGACCTTCGGCTTGGGAGACAGCGCATAGGAGATCGCCGTCAGCACGAGGCTGGCGACGATCTGGACGACGAAGTTCCAGACCATTGTGATTATCTCGAATTGGATTGAGGTTTACGGATCCGGTTTGCAGTGTTTAACGACGTGCGGATTTGAAAATGGCGGGGCCATATTTTTGCCAAGTAAGAATATTAGAACCGACCTTACTTGCAGAAGAAAGCCGGTTGAGATTTGTGGAACAACCGACGGTCTTTTCCGAGAACAGTTGGAATAAGAAGCTGCCATGGTTAAAGAACTCATTTTCGCCGATGTCGTATTGAACATGGACTGGCGCGTCCGTCATGGGCAAGAATTGCCACGTTGCGCTGGTATCTACGTCGAGGTCCTCTGGCCCGTGCGCGGCATACGCATCGGGCAATCGAAGAACCTCTACAGCAGGCACAAAGGTGCGCTGCGCTGGTATCGTGGCATGAAGGCTGGCACAGATCGTGATGTGAACCGTCGCGGCATTCTCCCTGACTATGCGCGCGAATACGGTGACGAGGGCCTCGAGCCATTCCTGATCTCCTCTGATCCCACGCTTGAAGATGAGCTTCTCCGCAAGCGTGTCGAAGCACACCTTCACGAGTGGGCACGAAAGCAGACGGTTTGGAAGAATTTCAACACGGAAAATACGTCCCGCTATCTGATCTGAGCCGACATCACACGATACTCGTTCCCCCAAACGGGTTGCGGCCGGGAATATCGGGAAAGCCGCCGAAGTTCAGCAGATTTCCAAACTTGGCCTTGCAGGTGTCACGTCGCAGATCACAACCGGGGGCGATCTCGACGAGCGCCAGGCTTTCCGCATCATCAATGGCCCCCTCCAGATCCGGCATGCGGCCGGAGAGCGTCAGTGCATCCCCGACATGTCCGACAATGAACCCCAGAAGGCCCGCGTGGCGCAGAACACCACCCCGGAACCAGCCATTTGGCAGCAACGCGACCTCAGGCACGGTGATCGTAAGGCCCTGATGCCCGCTGGCTGTGCCCCCGACGAAAAAACTCTCGATGTCGAGACGGCAGCCCCGGGAATAAAGCGCATGGCGGCATAGCCGCTGATATTTGGCGCGCACGCCCTCGCGCCGCATGGATGTGAACAGGGATTCACAGCGCAGAGTGATCCGTCGCCCCTCGACCCGGGCCGAGACAACGCGGCCCTTCCAATGCGCGACCACCTCCGTTGGCACCTGTTCATGCCCCCGGAAGATTGTGAGCGTCGTGACCGCCCGGCCGCGGGGCCCGAGATAACGGCGCGCGAAGGGATCGGAGAGCGGAAAGGTGACGCTGAGGTCGACCCGGCGGGGATCACTGCTCTGAACGACGGAGCCGTGGCTGACCGCTGAAGGGTCCCAGATCAGATCCTCGGCTTCATCAGCGATGGCCCCAGCAGGCGAGGTCCAGGCCGCAGCCCGGCTGGTGAAACGCCAGACATGATCGCCTTCCGCAAACAGATACAGGAAATACGGCCGCCCTTCGGCGGTCGAGGTCTCGGCAAGATCATAGGTCATGCAGGAATCTCAATCAGGCTTGCCGCGAACTCAGTCCGATCCGCAAAATGCTCCAGTTCGATCCGGTCGGTATCGAGCCGCACCCTGGTGAGCAGATGAATGGGTGTTGTTATTGGAATGGTCTTCCCCGGTGCCGCGATGGTCAGCCGAATACCGAGCGCGTCATAGACGGCGTTGGTGATCTCGCGGAACACTGGGCCGGAAGCGATATCGAACATCACATGCCGTCCGATCCAGACGCCGGGGTCGGCGGTGGCCGCGACGATCACGGAGGTGGCCGAGGACGTGACCTCCGCCTGCAGGACCAGTTCCCGCCCCCAGGTCGGAAGCCAGAAGGCACGTTGGCGGCCGCGCAACCCATGCAGCCAGCGGCGACGCGTCCAGCGGGCCACACCCCGATCGACCAGTGTGATCGTCGATCGCCGCTGGACATGGGTCAGCACGGGTTCGATCATGATGGGACCGAAGCCGTTGTCGATGTATTCAACGGTCTGCCCAATTGTCTCCCCCAGCGGCTGGCGCAGCACGGCCGGATCGGTCAGCACATCGAGCCCCAGGTGGGTCGGATAGCTGCTTGCAGCCAGTTCGGTCCCGTCTTGCAGCGTGAAGGTCGCGGTGACCGTTCCTAGCCCCTGACGCCGCCGGTCGATCTCGATGGGGCGTGTCAGGAACCCGATGCCCACCGTGGCCACAATCGGATGCACAAGGTTCACGCCCGCAAGCCCGGCCAGCTCGAGCCGGTCCGGCAAGACCGCGCTGACCTCGACGAGATTTGCATCGCCGCCATCAGCTGCGATGACAGCATGTCCCGGTGCTTCGAACACTCCCTCGCCGGTATCGACGAATACAGTGATGTCGGCGGCATCAACCGGCACAGTGGACGGGCGCGCAAGATGCCAGAGCGGCACCGTCCACTTATCGACCGATCCTGCCTGGGCAAGCTCGGCGGCGCGCGCGAGGTCACTGGCATTGAGGAGATGGGAGACCGTCAGGATCGACCGCGGCGTGGTGCGGAGCGCGATCCGCTGCTCGGCCGCCTCGGTGATCAGCGTGTCGGTGTTCCATTCGAGCACTTCGGTCACGGGCTGGCGTACCGGGAAAAGCCAGAGATCAGGCATCGAGACCTCCCCGGTTGCGCCGGATCACGTTGACGATCAGCCGCTCGCCCGCAGGCGTTGCCAGATAATCGCCGACAATGGAGGGATCGAGCACGTTGACAATGCGGGTTGCGGATTGGGCAGTTTGACCTTCACCGCTCGTCTCGACGCCGAGCCTTCCGCCTCGACCTCGTCGCAGCGGCAGAATGGCTTCCGGGCCTGCCTCGCCCATGAGCCCGATCCCACGCGCAAAGGGAAACACGGTCGGGCGCGAAACTACGCCACCGTTGGCAAAGGCTGTGATTTCGCCTGCCTGCCCAAAGGCACCGCCCCGCGCGAAGGTGCCGCCCGTGCCGAACAGTCCGCCGAGGGCGCTAGAGAGCCAGCCAAAGAGACCGCCACCGCCGCCGCCCGACCCGGACAGAGCCCGGAAAAGTGCGTCCTCGATCGGCTTGAAGGCGGTATCGATCAGCCTGTTGGCAAGGTTTTGGGCGATCCCGGATATTGCGCTCGCGAAGGTTTGCCAGCTGAGTTCGCCCGACTTCAGCGCGTCCTTGATCGGCCCTGTGATATCGTCGGCGAGCCCCCTCGCGATCTCCTGTGTGCGCTCAACCGC